ATTGCAACTTCCGCACAAAGTTTGCAGATTCCAGTCTTCGTCACCACCACCAGCAAGTCTTGGGACTATGTGGTCAACCGAATTGCCCTCACCACCACATTGTTGGCAAGTATATGAATCGCGTTGCAGTATCCGTGCCCGTATCTTGCGCCACTTGCCAGTGCTGCCGTTGTCTTTGAGTGCGCTTGCCATTAGTAGTACCCATGCTTCAAATGGAATGACCAAGCATTGCACTGGGTCAAGTAACGTTTGTGATTGTAACGAATTGTTGCGTCTATCTGTCTGAATGGGTCAAGGTCACGGTAGTACGTAGATCGCATTTGCCCTAGCCCATAATGACTGCCATTGCGTGCAGAATATGACCACCGACTTTCCTTTGTGATGATTTTGTTCAGGCATTGAAACTCTTTGTAATCAAGCAACCTAGAATGTGCATATAACTTCAAATGGTCAATTGAATAACTAGCTGCATTGGCATTTGAAATGCTTGTTATTGAAAGCAATGCCGCAATGAAATAGACCTTGCCCATTAGCCGATTACGCCCTTGCGAGCAATCCGCCTCAGCGGCTCGCTTCAAGCGAAACCAGCGTACCGCGACTGTCAAGCAATTGAATAACTTACGCATGGACTTGGGCGTGTCCCACAAGTTTTGCACCCCTGTGCATAACGCCTGTGGATAACTCTTAACGTGTAATAACTTCAATTGAATCCCACCCTTCACGTTTAACGTGCAACTTTGCCAACTGCATACGTTTGTGATGATCGCGTACGACCTTCAATGGTGCTGGGAATTCACGTTGTTTTTGCACCTCGATACACGTTTCCAACCTTGTATCAAAGACAACCAATTTCGTTTCAATTCCTAATCTCTCAGCTAAGTTCAACCACACTTGCCTATGGGTTTTGATTGTGTGCGTTCCGTCAGCAATTAAGTCTTTGCCCGATTCCACTGCAACAACGGCCTTATGGCGTTGAATGTGCATAAACATGGCAATGTCTAGTTCACGGTTGATTCGTACCGCTTCAGTGTTGTAAACGTGTTCAAATCCTGTTTTGTGTTTTAACACCCACGTTGATTTGCCAGCCCCAGGAATACCCATAAGCACCACAATCACTTGCCACCCCAGCCCGTGCCTTTGAAGGAAATGCCAAAGGTTGAGTAAGTGCGGTTCATGTTTTGGTTGCAACAGATTGGGTTGCGTTCGTCGTGGATTGACTTATCCACCTCAACACTGATTTGGCACACCGTGCATTTAAACTCATAGATTGGCATTGGAAATCCCTATCTGTGCAACCCCCATGACTTCGCACTTGGTGCATTGAATCACTTCCACACCTTTGGGCAGGTTGTCCGTCACCTTGTGAATTACCTGCTTTGTTATTTTCTTGCATTTCCTGCACTCAAACTGGACTGTTTCCATAGTTGCTTCTCCTAAGGTTTTCGATAGGTTGCAAGTTGATTTGTGTGACCCACCAATTTGGTTGTTTAGTGTGTCGGTATTTTGGGCGTTTAGCCATCGCAATGGGAATCCAACCCGCAATGAAGAAATGCGGTGATTCACCGGTGACAAGAATTGCCACGTCGTCAGTGCGATCGTATTCGTGAATTATCAGCTGCCCTGAAACGTATTTAGTCCAACGCACTTCAAAGTGCGAACCAACGTCAGCCTTTTTTTTGCCCTTTTGCTCAAACGGGTCAAAGTCAACGTTGAGATATTTGGCAACAACCCATTCACTGCCAATACTTTGGGCGTCTTGTGCAATTAGATCGTGAAGCGATTTTTCAGTTGAGTAACCGCCTGACCGTGTTTGCCAATAGTCCGTGTTGGCCTTAGCCAAATGTATTGCTGCGTCGTGGCAGGTAAATTCTTCCTGACGCGTCAAGGTCATTTTCAACGGCAACCCACACAAAACCAAATAATCTTTTCATTGCCGTAGCCTTTTTGGTAGCCAAATGCGTCAAATTTCACAAGGCTTGAACACTTGTCACACTGTTCCATTTTGTATTCTTCGACCACTTCACCGTTTTTGAGCAGTTTGCCAATCATGGTTTGTGGGTTGATTATCTCCATGTAATCGCTCATAGAAATGCCACCCAAATCAGCAGCAGCAACAAGACAACTTCAGTGCATACCAGTATTTTGACTAGGCGTTGTTTTGTCATACTTGTGGCTTCCAAGTTCCGTCGCTGGTTAGCACTAGCCATATTGGGTCACACTGATCGGGTTTGCGCCCTACGCATGAATAATTTGCCCAATCCTTTTTGGTCTTTGCACTGTTTCCACTGCGGAAAATACGGTGTCCATGACGGCATTGCGGTGCTTCAGCCACAAGTTCACCGCCCAGTTGCTTTGCAATTTCTGCAACGCCTGACGCCAAAGTTGGAACACCAGCTGCTTCCATGTCTTCTTCAGTTTTGTAACTTGGGACTTCACCAAATTTGGTTGTCCAGTAGTCGTATTCCTTTGCTGGGTCAGCCGTTGCAATCTTTGCGCTCATAGATTCAACTTGTTGCATTGTTTCCTTTGTGGCTTTTTCCGTCCCACCTAGCAAATTAGCCATGACCCTAAGTTTTGCGCTTGTAACCGTATCCTCAACAAACCAGCGTTTCATGTTGGGATTGTAAGCAGCCAAAAATCCGTACGCGTAGTCAATGTCAGCAGGTATGGTTTCTTCTTGGTTTCGATAACCCATTGCCTTCACTAAAACATAACCCTTTTCAGCGTCAAATTGTTCAATGACGGCATGAATGATTCCTTGTGGGAAGGTGGCAATCCAACGATCTGTGCGCTCTTTGTTGCCTTCGTAGTTGTCCAAGAATCCCATTTATTTCACTTCCCTTGTTGCTTGTGAGATGTGACGGCTAATTGCCCGACCGCGTGTATAGCCTTCACGGCGTCCGTCTTTGTGCCCGATTGAATAACCCAGTGCGGCTGACAATATGCAAAGCACACCGATTAAGAACAACGCCCGCAAAACCTGCGGGTCTAATAAATCAACGACCATTTTGAATTCTCCCGATTCTTGGTGGTAAGGACTACCACCTGAATACAGGGTGACGCATAAGGCGCGCCAAATCAAGAACCTTGCGTATGTGTCGGCGTGTCACCTGACTTGGGCTTGGATTTTAGTCCGTTTCCAGCCAGCACACCGCCCAGTGAACCAGTTAGGAAAATGGCTAGGGTTTTCAATAGGTCAATAAAGGCTGCGTCGTTGGGTGCTTGCGCGCCAATTGGCTGGGTGACGAATATGAGCGCGTAGGTTATGCCTACCGTGACAACTAAAAACACGGCTGCAAGTGTTGAACCAATTATTAGAATCAGCTGCGCGTGGACGTCCTCAGGGGTTCGACGGCGTGCTGGTTTGTAATGTTGAGAATCCAAGTATGTCGTCAGTACACGTTCCAGTGGGGACGCATTGCGGTTTTTGGCACTCAGGTTTTGACCAGTTTTCATATTCTTGGCACTCATAACGTGTCCAACCCTGATACCCACAAGCAGTCAGCATTAACGCAAGTGCCCAAGTCAATGCTGCTGCCGTGAGTTTCCGAGTTACTTCCCCGTTAACCCGAAACTCTTATCCTGCGGATTTAACCAGCGCAAGACAACTGGTGCGACCGCTGCAACGCCTGCCATTGCAAGTGTCTTTGGGTCAGTGATACCCGCCATGTATAAGGCAAGTGCTGCTGCCATGAATGATCGTGCCCATGAAGCGATTAAGGCTTTGGCTTTGTCCATTTTTTTGTTTTCTCCTTTGTCGGTTTTACTCCCGATTTTGGTATTTCAACTGTTGGGTGTTCGCCCTTGTAAGGTACGAATTTGGGAATCCCAAACCCAACAATTTCTTTGCCAACGTTGCGCACCTTCACCATGACCATGCCACCATTTCGCTGATCGCCTGTGCCACTGGTATTGCCTTCAATCGTCACGCATTGTTTGTCGTCAATTAAGCCAACGACAATTCCAACGTGACTTATACGATCAACGCCGTCGTGTGGGAAGTCCATGAAAGCGACATAACCCAACTGCGGCATATTTGACCAACGGTTGATTTCTTTAAATTTATGCGCACCAATTGCAGTGCCAACCACTGAATGAATCTTGACGCCCGCTTGTGCTGCACACCAATTAACGAAAGAACCGCACCAAGGTAGTCCGTCGGCCTTTGTAAATTTGCCGTATTTGGTGAGGTTTTCGCCTTCCTCAATTGTGCCAATTTCAGCCTTTGCAATTTCAATGAACGCAGCTGAAGTGCCTTGCGGATACATCTTAGTCAAGTGTTCCACTATGAAAGCAGTAACTTTGCTTCATCGGCAGTTATGCCAAGTTTGGCTAATAGTGCTGCCTTGTCTGCCTCTGCCTTTGTATCTTGCTCGGCTTTCCAAGCGTCATATTGCGCAAATCCAGCATTAAATTGCGTTTCCGTAATTGGCTTTGCTTCTAAAAATTTGATACCAGAATAATCATCTCCAGTAATTGCCCAGCCGCCGGACGGAATTAGCATTTCTAAAACTTCTCTACCTTTAGCCATATTAAGCACCTATTTCCATCAGAATAATTGTTGAAGTTGTATTTGAAGGTTGCACCGCTACCGTTGATGCTGCCGTACGATTTGAAAATTGCGTTTTATAAGTTGTAGCAGATGTCGTACTAGGAGAATCTAAATAAGATATGGTAAGAAGCGAAGATAATTCCATCGCTGTTCCAGTGTATAAAAGATAGTCAGATGTATATATGGCAGTTGCGCCGCGATTTATATTTAATCTCATTCCATTGGCAGAACTTGCTGAACCTTTAAATGCTGATTGAGTAACCATTACTATAATTTTGCTACTTGCTGCACTTGGTGTAATAGTTGCAGTTAATCCACTATCAACAAGAGTTGTTGTTGCACTATTTACTTCTGTCGCATAAGTTGCACTAACAACCTGCAACACCTTGCCACCGCCTGAAGGCGTAGCCCATTTCAAGCCTGTTGCGGTGGAACTATCCGCCACAAGTGTTTGGCCGTCAGTGCCAACGCCAAGGCGGGCGTCTGCGGTGTCAAAAGTAAATAGATCGCCCTTAGTTGTTAATGGTGTGACGTCTGCCGTTGTTGTCCACGCTGGCACACCGCCTGAAACTGCTAAGACTTGACCACTTGTGCCAATTGGCAAACGTGTGTTGGTGTTTGCAGTCGCTGATGAATAAGCAATGTCTCCAAGTGTCGTTCCGGGTTGTAGTGCTTTTAAGCGTGTGTCAACGCCTTGCAATGCCACTTCAAAATCTGCGGGCAAGTCCGTTACGAGATCGGTGGACGTCGGGAGAACAAAACCATAGTTTGAGGTCGGGTTCGTCAATTGAGTTTCCTTTCGTTAAGCGACTATTGTCGCATTTTCCCAGTCTAAAATAGGCGACACGCTTGACCAAGTTTCGTTCACTGGAACGTCATTCCAAGCCATTGCCTGCAATGAGTAGGCAAGTGGTGAAAGTAGCAAAGTGACCGAAAGTTGATTGTAGGAAGCCTGAAACGACCAGCCTTCGACGAATCCCTGAAACGCGCCTGCGCTCATATTTAAAGGCAAGTTGTTGAGTGCCACGGCTTCGCCCATAAAAACGCCAATAAGGTTGTCGCGGTCGGAATTGTCCAATTCAGGATTGGTTAGGTCAAACGTGATTTCGCTAAAAATCGGCTGCGGTTGTTTTCTCAGCGACAAATAGAAATCGGCTTGGCTTTCGGCGTCAGCTGCATTGTGCAAGGTTGTTGAAATGATTTGGGCAAGTGTGCCGTATTGACCAATTGAAGTTGTGTCAAATGCCGTTTTCTCAACGGAACTGGTTGCGCCATATTTTATTGTCAGGTAATTGCGAACGTCGCCTGCACGGGTTTCAATCCTTAGACCCGAACCACGCGCTTGATTGGCGTCAAGGTCAACGTAGCCATTGGTCGCAAGGTATGTGGTGCGGTGAGTACTGTCCGCATAACCGATTCGCCCAAGTGCGTCTTCATAGATATAGCCTAAGCCTGAAGTTGCTAACGCTGAAACCAGTGAATAAACGTCAGTTGTGGCACTAGATCGTGCGGCCAATTCGTAATTTCCTGGGGTATCTATTTCGCCAAGCCCGTTGTTTTCTGCATTTGCCCACGTGATTGTTGGGTCATAAGCCGCCCAAGTTTCCGCACCAGCAACTTCAGCCCATGAACCAAATAAAACTTGTTCCAAGATTGTCTGAATTTGGTTGCCGTCAAAATCTTTGGAAAGTACGCCTTCAGTCAATGACTTTGGCAAACGGGCAAGTGCGCCAAGTGCGGTGATTGAGTAGGTTTGTGTGAAAGCGGTTGAACCCACTTCACGCACTTCCAAGGCAATGTCAACCACGTTGCCGCCAAAGATTGCCACAAATACGCCTGCCGTGTCTTGAACCGAAACACCAATTGTTGAGTTGATATTGACTGGAATTATGGTTTGCGCCAAATCCAGCAATTGAATGTTGACGTAGCCTGCCTGCGCCTGCTCATAAATATTTGTCCGACCGCTGCGGATTGTTAGGTTTGCCAAAATTGCGTCGGTGTATTCAACGCCGTTAATTTCAACCTTCCAAATGGGATTCCATTGCGTCATTAGATCGCCACAAGCGCGGTTGCACCACCAGTGCCGCGGTAGTAGGAATTATTTAAAGTTTCAACAATTGTGCGGGCAGTGCCCTCTTTGTCAATTGCCCCGTTGACTGTAATGCTGATACGCGCTGCGTTCTGTGAATCGGTGAACCCACCGCCCCCAGCAGCTGCCAACCGTGCTGCATTTTGTGAATCAGTAAATCCACCACCAGCAACCGCAGCGGCTACGCCTGCCCCAGCCTTCGCCGCTGCGGCAATACCGCCACCACCACCACCCGTGCTTCCTGCGCTGCTTGGAAGGTTAATAGTTGGCACTGAAGGAATTGAAGGCGTTGACGTCTTTGGCACTGAAATGGTTGGCACATTCACACTTGGTGCGGAAATTTTTGAAACGTTAGGCAAGAATGGAATTGAATTGTAGGCACTGATTAAGGCGTTAATTCCTGCCACCGCACCTGAAATCAAACCGTTCAAAATCCTGACCACACCAGCAATGACGTCAATGACGCCGCCTGCAATTTTGCCTGCTACCTGTAAAGCCCCACCCAAAACTGTACCGATAACTGGTGCAAGGTAAGTTGCAATATATGCCCCGAACACTTTGAAGGTTTCAAGGTTGTCGCCAATTGCGTCCTTGACGTAGCCAAATGCCTTCACAAGTCCGTTAATGATTGGCGTGAACACTGCCGTAAGTAGATTGCCCACCTGTGTAATTTGTCCACCAAGACCACCACCGTCAAGACTGAAAGCGTTTGAAAATGCGTTGATTGCTGGCAGTGCATTTTGGTTAATGAAGTTAATAACTTTTTCAAGGATTGGCAACAAGGCAAACCCGATTGTCTCTTTGGCTTCGTCAAATGCCACTTGCATACGGGCAATGCGTCCAGCGTAAGTGTCTGCGTTGCGTGCTGCTGCGCCGCCAAATAAATCTGAAAGGCGACCTTGCACCTGTGTGAAACTCATGGTCTTCAATTCAGCAGCTGAAAGACCGATTCCCAATTTGCCCAAGGCAGCACTGTTGCCGTCATAAGCCTTGCCCAACGCGTTTGCAACGGTTTCCAGTGGCTTGCCAGTGGCAGTTGCAATGTCTAGCGCGTTTGTAAGTAAATCTTGTGCCTTTGTAATGTCACCAGTTGAACGCACCAAGCGTCCCAAGGCTGGTCGCAACTGATCGTCAGCCACACCCGTGGCAAGTGACATTTTAAGAATGGATTGTTCGGTTGCCGCGATTTGGGCATTGGTTGCCCCTGTGGCGTTCTCTAAGGCAAGGGCAAGTTGTGTCTGTGCCTTTTCGTCTTCAACGGCTGCCTTGACCCCTTCAATGCCTATTTTGACGGCGTAAGCACCAGCAGCAGCAGCGGCAGCGACAAACGCCGCGCCAATCATTTTGCCAGTCTTGCCAATCTTTTCGCCAAATGTGTCAACGTCTTGGGTTGCAGATTTCAGCGATTTGTTGAGATTGTCAACGTCACCAAGAATGGAAAGTTTGAGCGTGCGACTACCAGCCATTAGTCATACTCCTTCACTATCTTAGAAAACGATTCTTCCCAGCGACGGACAATTTCAGGTTGGGCACTGCGTAGCGTTGGGTAAATAAACCAACCGCGCGACCCACGACCTTCACGACCTGACCACACTGGGAATTGCTTCAAACGGTTCGAACCAAATTCAGCACCGCCCCAAAGTTGTTGCGTTGTGCCGCCACCGCTTAGTTTTTGACCAGCAAATCCAAAACTCATTTCACCAATCTTTGAAGACTTGGAAACTTTTGAACCTTGTGCCACACGATCGTCCAGCAAATTCCTAGAACGTCCTGCTGCGTCAATAATTTTCCCACGAACCCAATCAGCAAGTTTTGAAGTCTGTTGTTTTGCTTGGGCAATTGCTTCCTCGTCCATGGCTTTAAAGGAACGGACAATGGCACGCAATTCAGCCTTGTCGTAAGCGATTGCGTCACTTGCCATTTGCCCGTCCTTCCAAGATTTCCAACACTGTCAGAATGTCTTCAGCTGCTTCGAATTCGCTGGGCGGTAACCCTGTTGCTAGGGCTAACTCCCAAACTACTCTGGCAAGGCTTCCGACTGGGTGGCTTTTGGGTTTGCTTCACCGACAATGACTTCAGAAATTGTTTCAGTCCAAATGTCAAGCGGTTTCACTGGCTTGCCCGCTGCCTCACGCTTCATGGCGTGATAGGCAAGAAATACCAAATCGGATATTCCGATTTTTTCCTGTGCCTGTGCAATGGTGTTGCCCGTGTGCTTTTCCCATTTAACCCACTCAGGCGGTGCAGCCGTGTAAGTTATCTGATCGCCGTTGGTGTATTCAATTGTGATTGGTAGTTTCATTTTGTCTCCCGATTGTTAGGTTTAGAACGTTTCGCTTGGATTTCCTACTACCACGAATGATAGTGAAACTGTCTGTGCGTCAGGTGCTGCACCGCCGATTGACGGAACAACTGGCATGACGTTGCAAGTGAAGACCGCACCAGTTGCGGCAGTTAATGAAACCGCCAAAACTGTATTTGGTGCGCTTTCCCATGCAGTCCAAAGTGCTTCGCAAAGTGATGAAGCCGCGCCCCAGTCTGCAAGCATTTCGAC